ATTTGGTTTCACAAACCCTTTGTTAATTGATGAAGATGGGGGCATTATAGCGGGTCATGGTCGCTTACAAGCCGCGCAGTTGCTTAAACTTGATGAAGTACCTACCATAACATTGGAAGGGCTTACAGAGGCAGAGAAAAAAGCGTACGTTATAGCGGACAACCAACTGGCTTTAAATGCGGGGTGGGAAATAGATTCATTGAAGCTAGAAATTGAGACACTTACAGAACTTGATTTCGACATTAGTTTGTTAGGGTTTGATGATGAAGAATTGAAACTTTTAATAGAACAAGATGAATTAAAAGAAACGTCAGATAATAAGGTAAATGAGTTTTTTGAAAATGAAATGATAATGAAATTTAAAGACGAAAATCAATTAGAACAATGGTATGAAAAAGCATTAAACGAGGGCATAGAATGCAAAATTTTGTAGTTAAATTATCAAGCCCGCCACCTCAAGGTTTTAAAAGCATAAAAGCCGCGCAGTCTGTAGATTTAGATATTGAAAAAAAATTAGTTCATAAATTAGAAATAAAAGCTGATATAGAAACCGATTTTAATGTTGGATTGATTATTGGTGCATCTGGTTCAGGCAAAACTACGTTGGCTAATTTGATTTATGGCGACGATTGTTTTAAAGAATTGTTGGATTTAAAAAAACCAGTTATAGAGCAATTTCCTTCATCAATGGATTATAGCGATGCGGTAAGGGCTTTAACTGGAATTGGTTTGTCTCAAGTTCCTTGCTGGGTAAAACCAGCGGGAGCGTTGTCTAATGGACAAAAAGCAAGAGCAGAAGCCGCTTTGCAATTATGCAGTGATGTTGAGACGGTTGTGATTGATGAATTTACTTCCGTTGTGGATAGGAACGTAGCGAAAGTAATGGCTCATTGCGTACAAAAATACGCTCGAAAACTAAATAAACGAATTGTTTTAGTTTCTTGCCATTATGATATATTTGAATGGCTCAACCCTGATTGGATAATTGATTGCAATGATGAATCATATACTGACAGGAGGTCGCTTTGGCAAAGTTACGAAAGAAAAGAGCAAATACATTTCCAAATTGCACCTTGCGAAAGAAAACGATGGAAAAATTTTAGCAAATATCATTATTTAAGCGACAATTTACCTGGAGGTCATATAGAAACTTTTGGCGTATATTTAAACAACGAACAAATTGGGTTTCAATGTTTCGCTAATTATGTTCCTCACAGGAAAAACACCATTAAAATAATGCATTCCAATAGAACAGTTATTCATCCCGATTATGTGGGTTTTGGCATGGGAATGGATGTAATTGATTTAACGTCCAAATATATGACTAAACAAGGGTATAGAGTAATGGCTAAATTTTCTAGTTTGCCAGTATTTAATTCAATGTCAAAGCACCCAAATTGGTTATTAGCAAAAGTTTCAACCAATACAGATGGCGGTCAAATGCAACAAGGCGGCAACATGAAAAGAAATGGCGGGTTTAGGCAAAAAACAAAAACTTTTAGCTTTAAATATATAGGCTAATTATGAAGAACGGTAATCAAGGTGATGGCGGCGGTAGACCTGCAATAGAGTTTACTGAAGAGCAGACCATAGAACTAAAGGCTTTGGCTTCGGTGCTTACTAAAGGTCAATTAGCAGAGTATTTCAACATATCAGAGACTACTTTAAGGGCGATTGAGGCTAGACAGCCAGAAGTTTCTGACGCCTATAAAAAAGGAAAGGTCAACCAGATAGCAAGCATGGGGTTTAACCTTGTGAAATTAGCCAAAGCGGGTAACGTGGCGGCCAACATCTTCTATCTTAAAACCCAAGCAGGGTGGAGAGAACAAGAAGCGCCCCCTCAAGATATCCCCGCCTTTAATATCATAGTGGATGGTCGTGCAACTAACGCTCCCACAGAGTGAAATACTCTTAAACTATTCCCGTTTTAAAACGGTGGTCGCAGGTCGAAGATTCGGTAAGACTTATTTGTCTGTCAATATGCTGTTGCAAGCCGCTGTCACAGGCAAAGACAAACACTGTTGGTATGTTGCCCCCACTTACGGTAGTGCCAAAGAGATCGCTTGGGATATGCTTATTAACACTATTCCGAGAGAATATATCAGCAGGACTAACGAAAGCAGTTTGATGCTTAGACTTATCAATGGTTCTGTCATATCCCTAAAGGGAGCAGAAAAGCCAAACAACTTACGAGGTAGAGCGCTCGACTTTGTGGTACTTGATGAATTTGCAGACATGAGGCCAGAGGCATGGTTTGAAGTAATTAGACCCAGTTTGAGTGACCGTCAGGGTTCTGCCGTCTTTATTGGGACACCAAAAGGGAGGAATCACTTTTATGACTTGTGGGCTAAAGGCATGGATGGCGCTGACGATTGGTCAAGTTTCCAGTATACTACCCTTGATGGCGGCAACGTCCCTGAAAGTGAGGTACAGGCCGCTAGGAGTGATCTTGATGAGCGAACATTTAATCAGGAATACTGCGCAGAGTTTGTGACATACAGCGGATTGATATATTATGCATTTAGTAGAGAGTTATCTGTCAGCGATTATGTTGAAGATAATGCTCCACTTCATGTAGGGATGGATTTCAATCTTGATCCCATGTCAGCCGTTATCTGCATACGTAAAGGCGGGAAGCTGTATGCGATAGACGAGATTGTCATGTATGGGTCAAATACTGATGAGATGGTTGCGGAACTAAAGAACCGTTATCCTAATCGCCAGACAATTATCTATCCAGACCCTGCTTCAAGACAGCGCAAAACAAGCGCGGGTGGTCGTACAGATTTGTCGATCTTACAAAACGCAGGATTTAGCGTTAAGGCGAAGAACTCACATGCATTGGTCAGGGATAGAATCAACGCAGTGAACAGTCGCTTACTGTCTAGCAACGGTGAGCGGAATTTGTTTGTCAGCCCCAAATGCAAACAAACAATTAAAAGTCTGGAACGACAGACATACAAGGAAGGGACTAGCATTCCAAACAAAGATGGCTTCGATCATATGAATGACGCGCTTGGTTATCTTGTGGAATACCTATTCCCTGTTCGCACAGAATACGACACCCCCCAACCTACAAGGTGGACTTGATGAGATTAACGGCAGACACTACTCACCCAGAATATGATGACAATGAAGCAAGGTGGGAGTTTTACCTTCGATCTTATATGGGTGGGGCAGACTACATTGGTGGTCAATATTTAACCAAATACATATCAGAATCTACGGAAGAATATGACCGTAGGCTTGAACTGACTCCTCTTGATAATCACTGTAAAAATATAGTGCATATCTATTCCAGTTTCTTATGGCGCGTTCCTCCTACTAGGTCGTTTAATTCCCTTGCTAACAACGTGTCCCTTAACCCATTTTTAAATGATGCTGATTTAGACGGCAGAAGTTTTAATGCGTTTATGCGCGAATGCCAGATATGGGCAAGCGTGTATGGTCATGTCTGGGTAATGATGGATAAACCTAAGTCTACAGCGGGTACAAAAGCTGAAGAGTTAGCGCAAGATATTCGTCCTTACGTCACGATGTTTACTCCTGAGAATGTATTGGATTGGGAGTATGAGAGAACCCCAAGCGGACGCTTTCGTTTGTCTTACCTGAAGGTCAGGGAATCCGTTATAAGGAATGACGATACTGAGGTAGAAAGCTATTACCGAGTATGGACGCCTGAAACGATTGAATACTGGCATTCTATTAACGACAACGACAAACTGATTGAAACAGAAGATAACCCTCTTGGCAGAATCCCTGCTGTATTCCTTCCTGCTAACCGTTCAGTGGTTCGCGGTATTGGTATCAGTGACCTGTCAGATGCGGCTTATATGCAAAAGGCTATCTACCAAGAACTCAGCGAGATAGAACAGCTTATACGGATATCCAACCATCCTACTCTGGTCAAGTCATACGCCACAGACGCTAGTGCGGGAGCGGGTGCAGTCATTAATATGCCTGATGATATGGATGCCAGTTTAAAGCCGTATCAGATGCAACCCAGTGGCGGCAACTTAGATGCTGTGCGTAACTCTATTAAAGACAAAGTAGAAGCTATTAACCGTATGAGTCACATGGGTGCAGTTCGTGGCACCGAAGCTGTGACTATGAGCGGTGTCGCACTCCAGACAGAATTTCAAATGTTGAATGCGAAGCTATCCGAAAAGGCTGATCTGCTTGAGTTGGCAGAAGAGCAGTTGTGGATTTTGTTCTGTGAATGGCAAGGCATTACCCCTGATGTGGAAATCTTCTATCCTGATGCGTTTGACCTACGTGATTACGATAAAGAATTAATGTTCTTACAACAGATGAAAGCAACTGGCATTAAATCTATTACTTTGTCTCAACAAATAGACAAGAAGATAAGCGACCTCATTTTAGATGATGAAGACTTAGCAAAAGCACACGCTGAAATTGAAGCGAATGTTCAGGTGCTAGGACAATTCAATGACGCGGTAGAAGAGACAGAAATCTAATGCCCGCTGACGTTGACCACGTTGAAGAACTAGCAAGGTTAGCCGCACTACATCAAGCGCGGTTAGCCGAGGCGTTAGCGACCCTAGAAGATCGTATTGCTGACCTGTTAGCCTCTGCTCCTTTAAGGGATGGTGATTTGTTCGACCTAGAATGGGCTGTTCAATCAAGGGCTGAGATACGCAGATTGGTCGAGGAAGAATACTTAAAGACTGTTGATGGTATTATCAGGGAGTATACCGCTGTTGCGGGTGGTACTGCTGAGATGCTTGCAACCTATGGCGCGTTCACTAAGCTAGACCCTAGCATTATCAACCAATTACAACGCCTGTCTTTTCAAGGCTTTCAGGATATAGGCACAGAGTATCTTGATATCGTTGCTAAAGAAGTCTACCAAAACACCCTCACTGGCAGAGCGTTTGCTGAGAGTGTAAGGACAGTTAAGGAAGCGGTAGGCGGTAGGTTAGCAAAGAACGCCAATCAGTTAGTCCACGATTCCCTTATGCAGTTCGATGCATCTGTCAACACAGCCATTGGCATGGAAGCGGGTGCGACCAAGTGGAAATACGTTGGTCGAATTATTGCAACAACCAGACCATTCTGTCGAGAGCATGAAGGGCAGATATTTACTAATGATGAGATTGAATCTACTTGGTCAGGCTCATGGGCGGGTAAAGCATCAGGTGATCCGTTTATTGTTCGCGGTGGTTATAACTGCGGACATCAATTTAGACCAGTTATTGACTAGGAGAGAATCATGCCAAAAGGTAAAGGAACATACGGCAGTAAAGTAGGCCGACCCAAGAAGAAAAAGAAGAAGTTAAAGATGAAATAAACTATTGTTGTGTTTTGTAACTACTGACGCACAAAACACAGCGATAGGTTTAAAATGATTGCCCCCGAAGGGGCGGTTATTTAAAGTTCTATAATCGGAGCCATTGAGTAGTTTCCAAAAGGCATAAAAAATTCACCATTGTAGTTATGAATTTTAGCTCTTTTGGTTTCTTTAGTGTGGGGGTGAATGAAGGTTACAGACTTTTCTGTACGCTTAATTACAGCCACTTCAAAAGTGCTATCACTGTTAGAAATAAAACGGCCTATATATGTTTTCATTTGCTTCTTCCCTTAATTGATTGAGATTACATTATGGACTATATAAACATAAATGTAAACACTTTAGGGGTAAATAATTACGGTTTTTGTAAATTAATGTAAATGTGCTACAATCCAGACTCACCAACACTCTATATGAGGCCGCGACATGAGCGAAGAAAACATGGAATCTGAGATTGAAACTAATGTAGTTGAAAGTCAGGTAGCAAAAACATTTACACAGGATGAACTAGATAGAATCGTAGCTGACCGCATAGCTAGAGAACAGCGTAAATTTGACAAGAAGATTTCAGGCATTGACTTGAATGAGGCTAAAGATTTGTTGGCCGAAAAACAGGCCGCTGATGTTGAACGTCAAAAGGAACGCGGAGAGTTTGATTCGATCCTAAAGCAGACTGTTGAAAAGAAAGATATGGAGATACGCAGTTACAAGAACAAGCTACAGCAAACCCTAGTTGATGGGGCTTTATTGTCTGCGGCAAGTCAGAATAACGCTGTATCGCCAGAGCAAGTGTCTACACTACTCAAGAACAATACTCGCCTCTCAGATGATGGCGCTGTAGAAGTGCTTGATGGTAACGGAGTGCCGCGCTACAATGACAGCGGTGAATTGTTATCAGTCAATGAGATGGTGACAGAATTCTTGACCGTAAACCCTCATTTTGTCAAAGCCACTCAAGGTGGTACAGGCTCACAGGGTAACGCGGGTGGCTCTACACAGAAGCCTCAATCTGTGGCAGATATGGTTGCTAACTGGGATCAAGGCGGTAAACAAGCGTTTGCGGCAATGAAGAAAAAGTGACCACTAACCACAAACTAATTTTTTAAAAGGCAATATCATGGCTTCTACAACTAGTACCACTCTTGACGACCTGTTTGTAAACATCGTTGCTCAAGCACGTTTCACCGCTGAAGAAGAGTCCCTAATGCTTGGACTTGTAACTCAGTATAACATTCAGTCTACTGCGGGCAAGGTAGTTCAAGTCCCTAAGTATTCCAACATCACTGCGGCCGCTGTTGCTGAAGGTACTGACCTATCTTCAACTGCTGTTTCTACTTCTAAAGTCGATATTTCGATTGGTGAAGTTGGCGCACAGGTTGTTCTAACTGACATGGCCACTTATGGCGCTGATAGTCCTGCTAACGCAATGGGAACTATTCTTGGTTCTGCTATTGCTACTAAGATGGACGTTGACCTGATTGCTTTGTTCACAGGTTTGTCTGATTCTTTAGGCACAGCAGGAGCAGAGATTACTGTTGCTGACTTGTTTAAAGCATCTGCTAAACTACGTGCTAACAAAGTGCGTGGCGCTATCAATGCTGTTATCCACCCTTATCAGGCTTATGCTTTGAAAGCTAACTTGACCAACACATTCGCTAACCCGAATGGCGCTGACCTTCAGAACGAAGCTATGCGCACAGGTTATGTCGGTACTATCGCAGG